CCGCCACCGCCACCGCCACCGCCACCGCCACCGCCACCGCCACCGCCACCGCCGTTGGTGCCCCCCTGACAACGGCTGAAAAAATCAAGTTCAAGGCCATCGTTGACTTCTTTCTTGGGCCCGACGCCACCGTTGAAGTGGCCGATATAATCAACGGCGACCCGGAGATCCTGGGCAAGTGGGAGCCGGTGTTCGACTGGCTCAAGGCCGCCATCACCGTCCGCGACCGCCAGGGCATGCCGGAAGCGTTGCGCACACTCACGCATGAGGTTTTCCACCACATCCGCAATGCGCGCCTGACCGATGCCGAGCGGGCCCGCCTGGACGCCATGTTCCCGGACAAGATGGTCAAGGATAAAAACGGCAAGGACGTGCTTCTCACGTCCGAAGAGCAGCAGGCGGAGGCGTTCGTCCGGGCCATGCAGGAATGGGGCATGCCCACCGGCGTCAAGCCCGCGGCCTGGGCCCGCGGCTATGTCGTGTGGCGGAAACTGGTGGACGCGGTGAAACGCTGGCTGGGCATGCCGGCGAACCGGATTGAGGAAATGCTGACCCTGGCCGGCCGGGCCGTTACTGGCGAGTTCCGGGCGCGGGAGGATCAGCGGGCGGACGCCGGGGTGCCGGTTACGGCCGGGGCGAGGTATTCCAAGGAAACCGGAATGCCGGAAGCCGTCCGCGTCCGTTATGAAAAGTGGAACCAGGTGAATCCGGGCGATAAATGGGACGCGGTGAAGCGATACATCCCGATGGATGCTGAACTTCCCAAGCCGATTTCCCTTCACGGAAGCCTAAGCGACCTGGCAAGTAGGGCCACGGCATTCATTTCCGAGCATCCAGTGACAAGCGCAGTTGATGGTCGTAGGATTTTGGTCGCGAACCCGGAAAACAGATCATTGGAATCTCGCGGCTTGCACCTGATAGCACCCCAAGAAATAAGACTTGGAATGATCAATAAGGGCGAGAGAATAAACCCAGACCTAAAGCGCGCCGCGCTGGTTACGGCAATTCCGGGAACCCTTGAACGGGCAGATGCTGTTGTAAAACAGGGAAATGAAATTCTTTACTTCAAGGGATATAAAGGCGGGGTCGTCCACCTGGTTATCACTGACCGGGTTGGTAATCTAGTTGAACAGGAAAGCATAGATGGCGGACTTATTACACAGTACACCCCCGAGCCTAAAAGAAGGTTCGAGGGTGCAACCGTCCTTCGCATAGCGAAGAGACATGTCCCCGGACGTGCCGATGATTCCGGTGCCACGGAAACGGGACGGCAACCGGCTGGTCAGGTGAATGGCACTTCTTCCACGCCGGCACAACAACAAGATAGCGCGGATGAAGAAAAAGGCAAACTCCGCACCGCCGCCACGGCGGCCGCCGGCGCCGCTCCCGAGTTCGCCGCCGGGGACGAGCAGCGCTGGCGGGATACCGTGCTCGACATTCTGCGCGATTTTCCCGAAATCCTCAAGGCCTCGGCCACGCCCCTGGACGGCAAGCCGGACATCACCCTCCTGGAGCGCGCCGTGTCGCTGCTGTCGCACTACTCCGAGAAGGTGCCGGCCCTGCACCGGGCGTACACCTGGGCGCTGAACCTCAAGGATGCGAAGATCGCAAAACAGCATGAACTCACCGGCTATGACAAGGATTCAGAGCGGTCGTTGTTGACCACCATGAAGGACCTGCGCCGCCAGGACAAGGCAGCATACCAGGCTCTGGCGGATTACCTGGTTCAGCGCGACCGGGACGCCGAGGGCTACTTCGTCACCAAGACGGAGCCGGAAGCCGAGGGCGCCGACCCGGAATACATCCTGCATGCCCCGGACGGCAAGGACGTGGAGACGTTCGCCACCGATAGCGCCGCCTGGGCGGAGGCCATTGTCCGCGAGGTTGATGATTATGTCCGGGCCGGGCACTCCCCGGCCGCCGGCGAGGCGCTGCGCGCTTTCCGGCAGATCGGGCATAACGTCTACCATGAGTTGGCCCGCGTCTCTCGGGACGCCCAGGACGCCGCCCTGGCGGCCGGAAAGCCGGCGCCGGGAGTTGCGGTGACGGACAAGGACGGCAACCGTGTCATGGTGGACCTCTACACCGCCGTGTCCATGATGGGCGACCGCCGCGGCCACTACATGCCGCGCATGCGGCAGCCTGGCAAGTTCAAGATCACGGGGCGGAAGCCGGACGGACGCATGCACTCCGAGTTCCGCGACACCCGGATTCTTGCCGAATCCCTGGCGGCCAAGTTGCGCCGGGACGGCTTCACCGAAACCGGCGTGGAAAAGGTGGCGGCCCTGCCAGAAAGCGTGTTCCTGAATGCCGGGAAGCTGATGGACCAGCAGCAGGTTATCAACCGCGCCCTTGAGGAAGCGGTCCGCCGCGGCGACTTCAAAACCTGCCTCAAGGAACTGGATTATGATGGCCGCTGGTCCGTCACCAAGGACGGCAAGCCGGAACTGCTGCTGGCCAAGGGCGCCCAGAGCAAGGAAGAGCGCGCGCTGATGAAGCGATATGGCGGCCAGTTCTACGATGCGGCCGGCGGCAACAACAAGGTGTGGCACTTCACCCAGCCGAACCGCAAGCGGACGCTGAAAATCCTATTTGGCGAGGCCGCCGCGACCGCCGAAGGCGCCGCCCTGGACAAGATGAACCGCGCCGCGCAATCCTATGAGGACAATTTCCAAGGACGGATTGAGCGGGCGATTACTGGGGACCTGCTGGCCATCCGGGAACAGAACCGAATGCAGAACTCCATGGCGTCCCTGTTCGCCGAAGAGCTGGGCCACCAGTTCGCGGACCTCTGGCGCGGCCATGGCAGCCGGGCCCGGATGATTGGCCGCTCCGGGGCCACCGGCGCCGACGTGGTGACCGGGTACGAAACGGACCCGCTGATCGCCATTTCCATGGCCTCCAGCGCCGTAGCCGGCGGTTCCGCCAAACGCGAAACCCTCACCGGCATTATGAACGCCATTACCGGCCAGGACTTCATTTCATGGCAGGCATTCCGGGAAGCGGCAGAGGCCAAGGGCGAGGAAGTCTCCTATGAGGATTACCGCGCCGCGCAACGGAACCACGGCATCGACGCCGCCCGGCAGCAGAACGCCTATGCCGCAGCCCGGAAGCTGTACGACGACCTGGCCCGCAACTCCGAACCGCTGGACCGGGCATTCGGGACGCTCAAGGCCATGGCCGCGTTCAAGTATCTGGGGTTCCGCGCCCCGTCCGCCATCGTCAACCTGACCAGCCTGCCCACCGCGTCCGCCGCCGTTATATCCAAGTACGGAAAGGTTGGGCTGGGCAATGCCATGGTGAAGCTCGGCCAGGCCGCCGCCCAATACGCCGCGTTCCGCCGGCACGGCAAGGCGGCCGGCGCCGGGGTGTCCGAAGATCAAGCCAAGCTCTTCCACGACATCCGCGCCAGGGGATGGCATGAACCGCGGATGGTTTTGGAGGCAACGGAGATCCTCCAGAGCAAGTGGACCGGCGCCATGCGCACGGTTTTGAACTGGTCCATGTTCCCCATGGCCGTCACCGAACAGGTCAACCGCGTCACCACCATTGCCGCTGCCTATGCCGCACTGAAGGAATCCACGCCCCCCGGAGCCTTTGACCATGACGCGGCCATGGCCGAAGCGAAGCGGATTTCCGACCGGGCAAACGCCGTGTTCGACAAGGCCAACCGCCCGGAAGCGGCCCGCGGCGGTGGCGTCGGCGCCCAGATGTTCAACTCCTGGTACGTGTTCCAGGGGTACATGCACAACTACATCCTGACGATGGCCGAGCTTGGATTCACCAGCAAGCAGGGAATCCACATGCTGCTGTCCGGCGCGGCCATTGGCGGGCTCGCCGCGTCGCCCCTGATCGCGGCCACCCTGGCCGCCATCAAGAAAATCACCGGCGATGAGGAAGACCCGGAAGAGGCGGTATTGGCGTTCATCAAGAGCACCATGGGCGACCAGGCCGAGACGCTGGCCCGGCAAGGCCCGCTCGGACTGGCCGGCGTGGACATCTCCGGTTCGCTGGAAATGCGGCTCAAGCTGCCGACCACCCTGCAAGAGCTGTTCGGCGCCCCCGGGTCGGTGCTCAAGGACCTTGGCAACGCCGCCCAAGAGGCCGGCCGAGGGAATCTGATGAAGGCAGTCGAAAAGGCCCTGCCCAGCGCCGCCGGCAATGTCGTGCGCGGATTCCGCGAGGCGACCCAGGGCGTCACCACCAGCAAAAACACCCCGATCCTGTTTGAGGGTGAGCCGGTCCGGGCCACCACGGGCGAGGCCATGCTTCGCGCCGCGTCGTTCACCCCGGCCAGGCTGTCGGCCATTCGGGAAAAGCTGTGGGCGGCCAAGGAAAAGAAGACCGCCTACCGCGAGACCCGCGGCGAAATCTACAGCCGTCTGCGCCAGTACTGGAACACCCCGACCGACCTGCGCGACCCTTCCGACCAGGAAGAGATTCAGGACGACATCCGGGACTACAACGCCGAAGCCGGCCGGGACGAAGAACAGTTGATCGACGAGACGGACATTCGGCGCGCCCTGCGGGGAACCGCCGGCGCCATGCCGGCCCCCGTCAAGCGCGGCGGGACGGCCAGCGGCTGGGGCCGGCCAGCGCCGGCTGGCGGCCGGCACGCCACCGCGCCCGGATGGGGCCGCGGGCTGCCGACAGCCGCCAAGCAAAGACGCGGCATTCCGGCCTGGTAGAACAGCGGAGCATAGATGCACTCCCCGGCGCCCCTGGCCGGGGATTTTTTTCACCTGGTTCGTCTGGTGCCTGGGCTGGGTATAGGATGCCAGAGTAAGGCAAAAAAGCCATTGGCCGTTACACCGCCCGCGGAGCTGAACACATGCAGAATATCGCCCACGCCGACCAGATCACCGATAATCTGGACAAGGTGCTGTACGAGGATGATGACTACCTGTACACCTGCCGGGCGTTCCCCGGCACCCCCCGCACCGCCGCGGACTGGATTGTCTTCCGCACCGACAAGGCCACCGGCGACAAGCGCCACGCCGGCGGCACCTGCAACGCCAAGTGGCCGGCAACGGACCTGGCCACCGTGGCCGCCCTTTCCTACACCGACGAACCCGCCACCTGAAAGGGCCCTGCGCCATGAAACGCTTTTCCCTTGCCATCTGGGCCGGATTGATCTTATCCGCTGGTGTTCTGGTCCAGGCCGGACCGTATACCGACCTTTACAGCGGCCTGACCCTTGGCACTATGACCGGGGCGACCGCCACCAGCAACGGCCGGCCCGGCGCTGTGCCGGCGCCGGCTGCCGGCGACCAGGACAAGTTTGCGAAGGGGGATGGCACATGGGGGGTGGCTGGCTCGGACAACGCGGCCGATCTGTTCTGGCTCTCCACGGCGACCAACTGGACGAGCGTGGATAGCAGCGTGGCCAGCAACCTGGAGGCGCTTGACAACAAGCTCGGAACCATGGGCACGCCGGCGGCCGTGAATGCAATTGGCACCTCCGCCACCATCCTATTGCACATGGATAACAACCTCACGGACGCGGTTTCTGGGCTGACGGTCACGAAGTCCGCATCCCTGAACTATGTCACCGATCCACTGAAGTTTGGAACCCATGGGATCCAATCCTATGCCACCTCCGGGCATAACTTCCTGGGCACGTCCGCGGTGGCCGGACTGGCGGTGGCCGGCACCGACTTCAGTTATGATTTCTGGCTCTATTCGGCCGGCGGATCAGTGCCGAAGTTCGAGATTTTCAACGGCGGCACCACCTATTGCGCCATCGAGATCAAGGGCGCCGGCGGCCTGGTCGTGGTCACGGACAAGACGGGGATCGCCTATACCGCGCCAGCAATCAGCGTGCCCACTTCGACGTGGACCCACTTCGCCGTCTGCAAGATTGACAGCGTGGTGGTCATCTACCGGAACGCCAAGGTGGCTGCGGTGGTGGCGGTGCCCGCAAAAACTTCCTTTGACACCGCCGCAACGGCGGCTGTTCGGCTGGTCTCCAATGATGGCAGTTACCGGGTGACGGTGGACGAGTTCCGCTACGCGAACGGCATTGCCTATGCCCCCCTTTCCGTTCCAACCGTCGCTTACTCGGACACCACCGGCACGCTCACGTCCGCGGCGTTTTCCTCTATGGCTTACGCCAGGGCGTGGCAGGACGCCAAGGCGGGTGGGGCCGCCGCGACCGCGGGGGTCGTGGTCAATACTTACACCAGTTCGGCGACGTGGACGAAGCCGACCAAGGCCGCATGGGTTGAGGTGTGGTGTATCGGCGGGGGCGCCGGCGGCCGAGGTGGTCAGGCCAAGGATAGCGGGCTCGGTGGTGGCGGTGGTGGCGGTGGTGGCTGCACTTATGCCGTGTATCCTGCCGCGTCGTTGAGCGCCACCCATTCTGTAACGATTGGCGCCGGCGGGCTTGGTGGCGCCGGACAGTTGGGAACGGCCGGGGCCACCTGGCCGGCGTCCGGCGCCGGCGGCGACACCGTTTTCTATACCTCAACAGCGCAGGGCGGATTTGCCGTCACGTCTACCGGGGCGAGCACCTGCATCGGTGGCGGTGGCTACACGATCTATGGATCTGGCAAGGGTCAGGACGGGGCCTATACGATGGCGTTGGTCGGGCAGGGAACGGGGACAGGCGTTCCCCCGGTTACGGATGCGCTTCCGAGTGGCCGTGGTGGTGGGGCCGGGGCGGGTACCGAAGAGGGCGGGCAGGGATACAAGTATGCCATTAGCTCTGCTGGCGGATGCCGCAGCTACGGCCCGATTTCAACCGGCGCTTCCGCCGGTGCGACTGCCGGTGCAAATGGTGCCGCTGGAGCGGCGTCGGGGAGCCTTATGATTGGCGGCGGCGGAGGCGGCGGCGGGTCTAAGAATTCTGTGTGGGGGACCCAGGGCGGTGCCGGCGGTGCCGGCGGCTTTCCTGGCGGCGGAGGCGGCGGCGGGGCAAACACCCTATGCGATGACGGAACCAAGTACGGCGGCGCCGGCGGCAATGGCGCCGGTGGGGCGTGTGTGATCGTAACTCATCTGGGAGAGTGACCATGAAAAAGCTCGTCTTCATTCTGTCTCTGCTCTGCGTCGCCGTCCTGGCCGACAACTACGCCGTGGTTGAAACTGCAACCGGCCACGTGACCAACATCATTGTGTGGGACGGCACCGCGCCGATTGCCACGCCAGCCGGCTGCACCCTGCGGCCAACTGTGGCTGGGGATGCGATTTATCAGCCCCCGGCTTCCCCCGCACCCACGCAAGCCGAAGTGCTGACGGCTCGGGCCGCGGCGCTGCTGGCCGAGGACGGCAGCAACCTGCGTGATGATGTGGGCCGGTTCCTGGGGCAGGTGCAGGCGCTAGCGGCGGCCGGCGTGACGCTGCCCAACCCGTTGACCTTCCGAGAACTGATGGCGGCCATCGAAGCCAACTGGCCGGCTGATCCCGGTCAGGCCACGGCCGCCGGGCTGCGGCTGCGCACTGCCTGGGATGACGTGGTGTACCACTGCGGGACGTTGCGCGAGGCGGATGAATTATTCCCGTATCTGACGCAACTTGTGGCGCAGTAGGAGTAGTCGTGACCATGAAATGGTTCACACGTTTACCAGAGCCACCAGAGTACGACTACTTCTGGTGGCTCCGTAATTACCCTTATGAGAGGGGCGTGCTTGACTGTAGCAATAAAGCCGCGGCCTACTATTTCCGGCTTCGAGCCCTCGGTATTGAGGCCAAGGTGGCACGGGTTATGTTACAGAAACAGCACCACGCCCTCCTTTGGGCGCGCGTCGAAGGTCAAGAAGTGTATCTTGATCCGACAGATGGTACCTGGGGTTGGTGGATTGGACAGAACAAGTTTCAGTTCACAGCTTTCACGGAACCAGACACAAGCAACCCCTCCTACTACGTGGATGGAATCACGTATCAGGAGTTTCTAAGGAGTTAACGATGCACTACTCCCTCCCATACTATACGCAGGAAGGTTATCTTCAAACTGCGGAGGTGGACATCCAAGCTGGGCAGAAGGCGTTTCAGATCACGCCTTTTCACTTCCGACGGATCAGCAAGAAGCATTACCTGCTTCTGGCGGATTTGATCATTTGGGATGGGGAGAACATCCGTCTTCTGCGTCGCGGCTTCGGTTGCAACGGCATTTCGGTTCCTGATCCTCTGGATTTCTATGTGGAGCGGGACGATTACTTGATCGCCGCATTCTTCCATGATGCTGACTACCTCTACCATGGCGGTTTGATCTGGCGTGGGGCTTGGGTTTGGTTCTTGGTCAATAAGAACTACGCAGATCGGCATCTTCAAGAGAGCATCCACGAGTTGTACGGTGTGCGTTGGACAAAAACATTTGTTATCTGGTTTTCAGTTCGAGTTGGTGGCCTCTATTCGTACTATTGGGGCACGTGCAATTGGAATTGTGAGAAGTGCAAATGGCGGAAGACTATGGGCTGTCCCTACACTTTTCGACATGCACCTACAACTTTTGGAGAACTCAAATGAAGCACAAACTCGGTTGGATACGCGATCCACACGACGAGCGCGATTACCAGTTCAAATCTGGCCTGCTCGACAGGCTGATGGCCAAAGATCACAGCGATCTATCGCATCTCGTTTCGATCTACGATCAATTGGTTATCGGGTCTTGCACTGCACAAGCCCTTGCCCAAGCCGTTCGTATGTGCCGCTTGATCAATGGCAAAGAGCCCTTTGATCCTTCGAGACTATTCATCTATTTTGCTGAGCGCGAGCTTGAAGGCACAATCAACGAAGATGCCGGTGCAATCATTCGTGATGGTTGCAAAGTTCTCGCGAAACTTGGTGCTCCACATGAGAGCCTCTGGCCCTATGATGTGAGCAAATTCCGTGAACGGCCCAGCAAGACTGCCTACGATGATGCTATGGATCAACAGGTGATCCGGTACTATCGTCTCCCGCAGGCGCTGTTGAGTATGCGAGCGTGCTTGAGCACTGGCTACCCGTTCGTCTTCGGTTTCAAGGTGTACGAGAATTTTGAAACCATTGGGGCTGACGGGATCATGCCTACTCCGCACGGTGAATGTCTTGGCGGTCATGCGGTCATCGCAGTCGGGCACGATGATAAGACAAAGCGGATCAAAGTGGCGAACTCGTGGGGCACCACATTTGGCGACAAGGGTTTCTTCTACATGCCCTATTCGGTTACCGTCTCGCCCCGACTCTGCAACGACTTCTGGACTATTCGAGAGGTGGAATGATGAAAAAGCTCCTGATCCTCGCTTGCGTAAGTGCTTTGATCTTGTTGACTGGTTGCAAATCCTTCTTTGAAACCACGAAGGACAAAGGGATCAATGCCAATTCCAATGGGTTTGGCATTGATTTCAGTACGGGCGTTAGTTCCACGAACGCTACTCCGATGCCCCGGTTCTTCATCGGCTGGTTGACGGTTGTGTATCAATCATTGCCGGAGGTTGGCGGAAACAATCGTCGGGTCTATTATAAGACCCAAAGCGGTTCATGGCTCTATCCGCAAACCGTCAAGAACGTGACCGTGTCTTCCATTGAAGTTTCTGACAGTCCGCTGGCCGCCAACATCGAAACGGAGTTAGAAAAATGACAGTGATCGAGTCTATCAATGGACGGTTAGAGAGACTCGAAAATGGTTTTGGTGCGTTAACAAAAACAGTCAACGAGTTCATAACCGAAGTTCGATCAACTGCCGCCGCACAGGCGCAAATCTGCATCAACGCCTCCAAACAGCGTGACGAAATGTATAGGAGCCTCTACGGGGATAAGTCACTTGTCTCGCGAGTGGAGACTCTTGAATTGAAAGTCGGGATTCTTTGGTGCTTGATTGGTGCCGCACTGCTAGGTCTCGGTGGACTGATTGGAGCAGGGTGTTATAGAATTTATATGCTCCACGGAGGCTAATCATGGGACTACAGGATCAATCCAAGTCGTTCTTCTTGAAGAAGGTACTTACCGGACTCAACAGAAGCGCCATCCGGAAGTGCAGTAAGTGGGCTGAGAAGTATCGGGTTATGGGGAAACCATATCCTGGCCCCTGGACCTCTGCTCACCACCCTTGGATTGATGCTGTAATGGACTCCGAAGCAGAAATGATCGCGGTGTCCAAGGCCGCCCAGCTGGCATTCACTGAGGCGGCCCTCAACAAAACATTTTACGCGAACGACATACGGGGTGACAGTGTACTCTATATCTTACCGACTGAGGGGGATGCTTCTGATTTTAGCGCTTCTCGTTTTGACCCTGCTCTTGAATTGTCTCCGCATCTGCACGCGCTGTATACGGACGTCAAAAACGTGGGGCACAAGCGGGCAGGTGCGGCGAACCTGTTCGTGCGAGGGTCAAGATCGAAAAGCAAACTGAAAAGTTTGCCGGTTGCCTTTGTTGTCTGTGACGAGCTCGATGAAATGGATCAAGACAACATCGCGTCTGTGATTCAACGTATGGCAGGGCAACCGTCTCACCAATGTTTGAAACTAGCCAATCCTACCATTGAAGGGTATGGCATCAATAAGGATTTTAAGCTTTCTAATCAAAAAGAATTCTTCTTCAAGTGCCCGCACTGTTCGCGCCTTACAAGTCTAATCTTTCCGGACTGTCTGATCATTACGGCCGATGAACCCACCGACCCGAGGATCAGAGACAGTCATTTGATCTGTAAGGAATGCAAAGGTGTTCTTAAGCATGAGGAAAAGATTCTATGGTTGACTGGTGGTATTTGGGTGCCAGCCTTTGTTGATCGTTTGATCGACGGCTACACAATCAGTCAATTGTATTCGTTTACGAAACGTCCTGACGAGATTGCCGCTCAGGCTATTCGTGCGCAATACGATCAAACCGAAGAGCAGGACTTGTACAATAACACGATTGGTACCGTGCACTCCGTTGCTGGTGCTCGTGTTACGGACATGGATTTGGAAGAGTGTTTGAAGCTCTCGACCTTCACCATGGCAGAATCCCGTACCAATGGCCATAGTTTGATTACCATGGGCATTGACGTAGGCAAATGGATACATTATGAGATTGACGAATGGTCAGTGAAAGTTGGTACCGGCCCTGACCTCAATTCATCCGCTACGCCACGTGTTCTTAAGGTTGGTAAGGTCACGGAGTTTGAACAACTTTACACCATTATTGCACAATTGCGGCCCAATTTCATTGTTTGTGACGCAAATCCGGAACGCCGTAAGGCACTGGAATTTTGCCGATCGCTCCCCAATTGTCGGTTATGCATCTACGGCAATGCTGTTAGTGGCAAGGAAACCGAAGATACGGATGGCAATGATCTATTGGTCAAGGTTGATCGCACGGCATGGTTGGATTTGAGTCTTGGACGTTTCCGGTCGAAACGCATTTTGATCCCGCGGGACATTCCGGAAGAATACAAGAAACACATCAAGGCACTAGTCCGCGTTCCTAAGAAAACCAAAGATTCCACGAATCCAAACATCGTCGAGTATATCAATACTGACGACGATCACTTCGGGCACACTCGCAACTATTGTGAGATCGCCCTCAAACTTGCATTAGGAGCCGGCTCGCATGAAAATCTCTGAGCTTAGAAATCCTGAATATCTCACAATGTCCCCTTATTGGGAAACGTATCGCGATGTGTTTGCGGGTGGCAAGCCGTTCATTCGGAAGTACCTGCAGAAGTATTCAGCATTGGAAACGGATGCTGATTTCCAGTTGCGCCGGGAAATGTCTTATTGCCCTGCCCACGCGAAGGCTGCTGTTGTTGAGATCAAAAACGCGATCTTCCAACGGATGAATGACATTACCCGCAATGGTGGGAGTCTTTCCTACCATAAGGCGGTTGATGGCGAGGATGGTGGCGTTGACCTGCAGGGTCACAATATGAACCAGTTCCTCGGTTCGATTGTGCTTCCTGAGCTTCTGGTGTTGGGCAAGGTTGGCATCTATGTCGACCGAGATCAATTGCCCGAAGGTGCTTCTGTTGCCGATGAAGCCGCTGTTACCCCGTACCTGTATGTCTACCCCGCTGAGGATATCTTGGCATGGAGATATGACAAGAAGCATATCTTGAGTGATGTGCTCTTGCAAGAGACGGTGCCGCAGGAAGACCTCGAGACGCACCTGTATGTAGCACGTAAGGTGCAGTACCGCCTGATCAATCTGCATGAAGACGGTGTGCAGGTTCGAGTGATTGGTGATGATGGGGTGATCATCAAGGACACGACACTTGATCTGAAACGTATCCCCTTTATCATTGGTGAGTTGAGTCATTCCTTGTTGGAGGACGTTGCTTCCTACCAAATCTCGATGCTTAATATCGCCTCCAGCGATGTTCACTTCATCTGTACTGCCAACTTCCCGTTCTATACCGAACAGTATGACCAACAGACTGAGGCCGCAACCCGTTTCGCCCAAGGGGTAATTGGTACTACTTTGAGTGCTGAGGAGCGTGCCAAGCTTGAAACGGATGCCAAGAAATCCATCGAGGTTGGTACGGTACACGGTCGGCGTTATCCGAAGAATATGGATCGCCCGAACTTCATTGCTCCGCCTTCGGAACCGTTGAAGATTTCGATTGAGAAACAGCAACAGATGAAGGACGAGATTCGTCAACTGGTTCAGTTGGCCCTCTCGACCATCGGATCAAAAACTCAAAGTGCTGATTCCAAGAAATTGGATCAGACGGGGTTGGAGAACGGGCTGGCCTGTGTCGGTCTGGAGCTTTCTCACATTGAACAAGAGATCGCCAAGATTTGGGCGATGTACGAAGGTACTGATACCTGCGCCAAGATCACATACCCTGAGACTTACAGCTTGAATCTGGACACGGATGCTCGTTGCACGTCTCTGTATGAAGAACTGAATCGCACGACTTCGGTGACTTTGCAGAGGATGTTGGCCTACCGCATCGCCTGCCTGCGTGTCGGTAACAGTGCCACGGCTGATGAACTCCGCAAGATTGAACAAGAGATCAACGCAGCGAGTGTCCTGGCTTGCGATCCTGACACCATTCGGACGGTTGTTGAACTTGGCCTCTTGAGCAATGAAACCGCCTCGAAGAGCCGTGGGTATCCTGCGGACGAAACGGTTAAGGCTGAGGATGATCATGCTCGACGCGTTGCGCGTATCGCAACAGCCCAGCAGGAGGCAACCGAAGCCGCCCGCGGTAATCCTGATGCCGCGAGTTCGACCAAAACGGATGCTGAGAAAGCGGGTTCACAGGGCGCTGAAATGAATGATACTGGGAGCCGGAAGACACGCGGAGGTGGCAAATGACCGCGTATCTTACAATTGAGGAAGCTCAAGAGTATTTTGATACCGTCATGAATTCCCAACCCTGGGACCTGGCGGATAATACCTTGAGATCAAAAGCCTTGCTTTGTGCTTCGCGTGCTATCGACAATCTTGCATTCACTGGTTACAAAACATCATCCACTCAAGAACATGAATTCCCTCGGAACGGCCTCACCACAATTCCCCAAGACATTCTCAATGCCTGTTGTGACATTGCTAACGCTTTCCTTGATGGGTACGATCCCGAGAAAGACTTCCGAAGCTTGCGAGTCGTTTCACAAGCCTTCGGGCAAACGCGGTTGACCTACAACGCTGACGCAAGGGTTCATCTCGCTGCCGGTATCCCCACTATGACCGCTTGGAGATACCTGCAACCTTATTTGCGGGATGATCAGTCCGTCCACGTATGCAGGGTGTAAACAAAGGAGCAGAAATTATGAAAACTCACATGATTTGGAGCCGCTATGGGCTCGTCCGGTTCGATGGTGAATCGAAGACATTCACTCAGGATGAAGTTAATCAGATCCTCGCGAAAGAGCGGGGTGAAACCGAGAAGAAGTTCAAGGGCCTGAGTGACGAAATTGATCTTCTCAAGTCCAAAACGACCATGACGGCCAAGGAGAAAGCGGAACTCGAACAGCGTCTTGAGGCAACTCGGACGGCTGGCCTGAGCGATCTCGAGAAGGCCCGGCATGATCTTGAGACGTATCGCAAGGAAAGCGAGAAGAGTCTCTCGGAAACGAAGAAGGTGGCGGAAGACTACCGCACCCGTTACGAGACCTCTACCATTGTTCGTGCTATCTCGGATGCTGCCTCGGAACACGGTGCTTACGCTCCGGAGCAACTCGTGGCCTTATTGCAGCAAAACACTCGACTTGTCGAGGTTCTGGGCGAGGACCAGAAGCCTACCGGCGAACTGAATCCTGTTTCCAAGCTCGAAGATGTGGATGCCAAGGGCAAACGCATCATTCTGGAGCTGTCGCCCAAGGACATCGTCAAGCGCATGAAGGAAATCCCGCGTTATCAGAATCTGTTCAAGGGCACCGGAAAGGGTGGCCTTGGCGACGGGAAAGACTCCACGCGCGGTGGCGGTGCCACGGATATGGCCACCCTGGCCAAAGACCCCGAAGCCTATCGCAAAGCCCGCAAAGAAGGTCGTATTTAACCACTGAAAGGTACGTATGAAGACTCTTTTCTCTCGATTCTCGCTCGTTCGCCACGACAATGACAACGAGTGCATGATCCCGGAACGGTGGGCGCAGGAAGCGCTCATGCAGTTGGAAGCCAACCTGGTCCTCGGCAATCTCGTGTATCGCGACTTCGAGAATGCCCTGGCCCAGCAGGGTGACACGGTCAACGCCCACCGGCCGCAGACCTTCACCATGAAGCGCAAGAAGGACAATGCCGCGGTTACCACGCAGGACGCCAAGGTGGACAACGTCCCCGTCCGCTTGGATCAGCTGGGCCACGTGTCCTTCCTGCTGGGTGATCGTGAGCGGTCGCTGGCCTTCAAGGATTTGATCGCACTGCACCTGACCCCGGCGGTTTCCGCCATCGCTCAGGGCATCGAGCAGGTTCTGCAGGCGCAGAAGTACTCCTTCCTCGCCCGCTCCGTCGGCAAGATCGGCACCAAGCCCGACCGCACCACGATCATCGCTGCCCAGACCATGGCGAATGACCTGCTGTGGCCGGCCGATGGCCGGTTCGGTATCGTCACCGCTGGTCAGGATGGCGCGTTGAAAGAGATCACCGACTTCAACAACGCCAACAAGATCGGCGATGATGGCAGTGCGGTTCGCGAAGGCTCGCTGGGCCGCCTGTTCGGCACCAACTGGCTGATGTCGCAGAACAACATCGTGGTGCCCGAGGGCAACTCGACCACCACCGGCGCGGTTGATAACTCCGCTGGCTATGCCATTGGTGCCACTTCCATGACCGTTGACGGGTTCAGCGGCGACATCGCCATCGGTTCGTGGTTCACGGTCGCCGGTGAGGGTGCCCCGCACCGCGTCACCAACCGCACCTTCGGGACGGATGGCACCACCTCGCTGACCTTTACCCCGGCCCTGCGGTACGCCGTGGCGAATGATGCTGTGATCACCGTGGTCGACCCCGGTGCGATCAACTACAGCGCTGGCTACCTGGCCGCCGATCGCGCCATGGATGATCTGGTGATCGATGGCTTCACCGTTGCGCCCAAGGTTGGCCAGTTGCTGACCTTCGGTGCCGGTTCCACGCCGTATGCCGTGTTCGGCGGGAACGCCCCGTCCACCACGCTCATGTCGCTTGATCGGCCGATCGAGTCCGATTTGGCGAATGGCGATGCCGTGAACCTCGGCCCTGCCGGTTCCTACGGCTTCTGCATGCACCGCAACGCCATCGCCCTGGTGACCCGTCCCCTGCTTCCGCCCCCGGCCAACTCTGGCGCGTCGAGCTTCGTGGCGACCTACAATGGGCTGTCCCTGCGCGTGACGATCAGCTATGACTCCAACTACCAGAAGGTCCGCGTCACCGTGGACATTCTGTACGGCGTCAAGGTGCTGGATTCGCGCCTCGGCTTCCTGTTCCTGTCCTAACATCAACGAGGCGGCCCTCCTTCGGGAGGGCCGCCTTTAACGCTAAGAGACTGCCATGCTGAAAGACATTCTTTACAATCTCAAGCAGGAGTATGGCCGATTCTGTGCTTTGTACCGTACTACGAGTGTTACCCCAAACTTCTCAACCGGGCGGGTAATCACTTCCTATCAAGTCGTGATGATTGATCGGGCGATCGTTCTGCCGGTCAATATTGCACGCAAATTTTCTGTGAACGCTTTGTTTGGTGTGGACAAAGTGGAATTCCCCATGGGTGGGATGTATGATATTTTGGATCGGGTGCTCATTTTGGACGGCCCCTCCGCTGAATATGGGCAGGATGATTACGCGATTATTGACCGCATGAAGTATCAGATTCAGAAGCTCGATTCCGATAATATGTACTATCTTA